TTTTTAATGCTATGAATTTTAAAGATGAAAGTAATACTTTAATTTCAATATCTGATAGTGGAAGAAGATTTGCTAGAAAAATTGATAATCAAAGATGGAAATTTACTTGTAGTTATAAAAACTTAACTAGAGCAGAATTTGCACCTATACTTGCTTTTATAACTAAACAAAGAGGACAAAAAGAAACATTTACAGTTATACCTCCAACAATATCAGATGCGCTAGGTTCTGAAACTACAACAATATCAGTTAATGGTTCTCATAGTGCTGGAGATACTACAATAGCGATTGATGGATTTAACGCTGACACTGCTGGTTCACTTAAAGCTGGAGATTTTTTAAAATTTGCAAGTCATACAAAAGTTTACATGGTTGTTGCCGATGTTACTCCATCCAGTAATGCGGCAACTGTAACCATAGAACCTCCTCTCATAGAGGCATTGGCAAATGATTCTACAGTTACTTATGATGATGTTCCTTTTACAGTTTATTTAACAGGCAATGTTCAGCAATACAGTTTAGGTTTGATGGATAAATATAATTATGAATTTGATGTATGTGAGGCATTCTAATGAAAGTAAATGAAAATACATCTGTTGATATGCCAGTAAAGAATCTGATAAGTATAATAGGTGCTGTAGCAATAGGGGTGTGGGCATATTTTGGAATCATTGAAAGACTTAATAATATTGAAACTAACTACAAACTTATGAGTAGTGATTTAGAAAAGAATACTGAATTTAGAATAAAGTGGCCGCTTGGAGAATTAGGATCGCTTCCAGCAGATAGCGAACAATTTATGTTAATTGAACACATGGCAGGTCAAATAGAAAAACATACTCAACAGCTAGAAGGTGGCATGCACAATAAAGTTAATATTGAATTTATACAAAAACAAGTTGAAAAACTTTTAAATGATGTAGAAAAATTAAAAGATGGTTTAAGAAAGGCGAATGGTACTCACTAATGATTGAAACAGTTTTTGCACTTTTATTAATTTGGGATCACGAAATTAAGGAACATCGTATTCAACCATCATTAAGCCAATGTCTTAAAGCAAAAAGAATTGCTATGAGGGATAAAAAACCTAGCGATAGAGTAACTTATAAATGTATTAAATCAAAAGCTAACATAGAAATTTATATGGGAGAGAAGAAAATTACTTCTTTAATATTAGAATGATAGAAAAATTAATGACAATGTTAGTTGGAATTTTATTAGCGTTAGCTGGTTGGTCGCTTTCAAGAACTTTTGAACTTTCAACTATTCAAGCAGTACATGAAGATAAAGTACAGAAACTTGAAAGACAAGTTATAAAACTAGAAGATAAAATGGATAAGATGATGGACTCTGATGAAGAAATTATGGACCAACATAAAAAATTATTTGAAAAATTAGAACAAGGAAACACAGGATATAATTATAACTAATGAATGAAAAACTTATTACAGCATTATTGGCAATCTTACTTGCGTTGGGTGGTTGGACTCTATCAAGAACCTTTTCACTCTCAACAGATATGGTCCTTATCAAAGAAAAAGTATCATCATTGGAAGAAAAAATTGAGAGCAAGTTTAAAAAGAAAAAAACCAAAAAGAAGAAAAAGAAATGAAACACTTAATGATTATTTTAATTCTCTTGGCTGGTTGTGCTTATAAGATAGCACCTGACACAACAACTCTTGAAATTGGAGAAACAAGTAATGGAAAAGAAAAAAATACCAAATCAATAAAACAAACTTTTAAATGGAAAAAATAAATGTCAAGAGGAATAACAACAGCAGTAAAAAACGCCTTGGCGGCAACACCTACATTTTGTCATTTAGTCTATTTAGGGTTTTCAACACCAGTAAGAAAAACAGATAATTCATTTGATATAGTAGATGATATAGAGGGTTCTTCTCAAACTTATAATGCTGATGGAAGTTTATTAGGAGTTGGTAATGTTCCTGAATCTAATCAACCAATAAAAAATAGTATTGATATTGTATTTTCAGGTGTGGACCAATCTTTGATTTCAACTGTTTTAAGTAATGATGTTTTAGGTGTTGATATAAAAGTTTATCGAGCAGTAATAAGTGGTACTACTGCTATTGCTGACCCATTTTTATTATTTCATGGTAATTTAGCAGATTTTGCAATAGATGATGATGGTTCATCTGGGGCAACTTTAGGTATTACAGCAACAAATCACTTCGGAAATTATGAAAAAAAAAATGGAAGAACAAGCTCCGATAATTCTCAACAAAGACATTTTTCAGGAGATAAAGGTTTTGAATTTTCAGCTTTAACTATTAGAGATATTAAATGGGGCAGAGAATAATGCACGAGATTATAATTTTTTTACAAACTTTTGATAGATATAAACATTTCACTTATGTAACATTATGTCTTCATATACGACAATCTTTTATTAATAATCAATACAAAGTATTTAAAGATGAAGATGGAAAAATATTTGGTTTTGTTAGTTGGGCATGGGTAGATAAGGAAACTAAAGAACAATATTTTCAAACAGGAATAGTAAAAAAATGGAACTGTGGAGATATATTATTACCAGTTAATTGCGTTGCTAAAAAAAATATGAGAGAAATTGCTAAATGGTGCAAAAATAAAGCAATTAAATTAATTGGAGAAAATAAAAAATTAGATTGGTTAAGACTAGATAATAATAATTTAGTAAGAAGAATATATAAAATAGAAACAAAAGGTAGTTGGATATAATGGCAGATAAAGTAGTAGAAACAACTACCAAAGTTTTTGGAAAAGCTAAAGATTTTTTTGGTAAATATTCGAGTTGGTTTACTTGGATTTCCATAGGTATTCAGGTCATATCTTGGTTAAGGAAACCAGATGAACCAGATATTCCTCACTATGATAATGTTGCTGAACAAATGGCAAAGGGTGTTCTTGTTAATAAAGCATCTTCTAATTCAGCTATTCCTGTTGTGTATGGCAAGCGTAAAATTGGTGGCAATATAATATTTTTAGAAACCTCTGGTACAGATAATACCTATCTTTATATGATAATGGCTTTATGTGAGGGTGGAGTTGAATCTTGCGAACAAATTTACATAGATGATAAATTAGTTACTTGGTCTGGTACATTAACACATGGAACAGAAAGAACAGTAGGTAGTGGAGATTCAAATTTTTATAAAGCTGATCCAACAGTAGAAGGTTCAAGTGCTGAATCAACAATTTCTGTTACTTGGTATGATGGTAGGGACGATCAAACTTACAATACAACAGTTGGCGCTTTGTCATCTTGGACTTCAAACCATAGATTAAGAGGAATAAGTTATCTTGCTCTTAAGTTTAAATGGAATCAAGATGTTTTTGCTGGAGTACCATCTGTTCATGCAGTTATTAAAGGTAGAAAAGTTTATGACCCAAATTTAGATGGAACTAATACTGGTGGTTCTGGTTCACATAGAGAAGATACTACTTCAACTTGGGCATGGTCTGATAATCCTGTTCTTTGTACTTTAGACTATATGAGAAATTCAAGATTTGGATTAGGAATTGCTAATAGTTACTTTGATTCTAATTGGGCAGATTGGCAAACTGCCGCCGATGTTTGCGATACAGATGTAACAGCTTATGGTTCAACAACCATAGACTTATTAGATATGAATGCAGTTGTAGATACAAAAAGAAAATGTATTGAAAATTTAAAAATATTAGTTACAGGGTTTAGAGGTTATATTAATTATGCAAATGGAAAATATTCAGTTCTATCTGAAACAACTGGTTCAGCAAGTATTTCATTAACAGAAGATAATATTATTGGAGGACTTAAAGTAAGTAGTCTAGATAGAAATACTAGATTTAATCGAGTTATAGTTACTTTCGTAAATCCTGATAAAAATTATCAATCTGATGAAGTACAATGGCCAGAAATTGACGATAGTGGTTATACATCAGCAGATCAACACGCAACTATGAAAACTGCAGATGGAGGCTTTTTACAAGAGGGAAGATTTGATTTTCCTACTATCACATCTCCTTATCAGGCTCTTGAATTAGCAGAGGTAATTTGTAGAAGAAGTCGAAATAATATGAATGTAGGTTTAAGATGTGATGCAACAGGATTAGATTTAATGGTAGGGGAATTAGTAAATATAACTCACGCAACTCCAGCTTTTTCTGCAAAAACATTTAGAATTCAAGGTATGCAAGTTAATTCTGATTTAACTGTTGAATTACAATTAACAGAATATCAAGCTGCATTTTATACTTGGGCAACAAAGACACAAGCAGCAACAATACCAGATACTACTTTACCCAATCCTATGTCGGTTATTGCTCCAGCAAGTTTAACATTATCAGATGAATTAATTGAATATTCAGATGGAGTTGTAATAACTAGATTAAATATATTAGTTGGCGCAAGTACAGATAAGTTTAGACAATATTATCAAGTTGAAACTAAAAAAACTTCTGAAAGTAATTATAAAGTTTTAGCACAAGGAATTAGTGCTGTTTTAAATTATCATCAATTAAATGTAGTAGATGGGGTAGAGTATTCAGTTCGTGTAAAAACAATTAACTCAATGGGTGTTTCATCAAGTTACACTTCAGGAACACATACAGTTGTTGGTGCAACAGATACTCCATCAGATGTAGATGAATTATCTATTTCAATGGTTGGTTCAAATCAAATGCAATTATCTTGGGAACCAGTTTCAGATTTAGATGTTTCTTATTATGCAATTCGTTATCAAGATACAACGAGTAATGCTAGTTGGGCAAGTTCAACAAACTTAACACAAGTTGTTAGAAGAAAATCTAACAATGTAACAATCAATGCTCGTACTGGTGCGTTTCTGATTAAAGCAGTTGACAAATTAGGAAATGAATCTGATAATGAGAAAATTGTTTATACTAATATTTCAGGATTAGAACATTTCAAAAATATTGCAACTTATAATGAAGAATCTGCTAGTGCTGTAACAGGACAAACTTGGAATGGAACCTTTGATGGAGATTGTGTAAAAGGTATGAATTCTAATGATACTGATATAGCCACACTTGACACAATTACTTTATTTGATTCTACTGTTGGAAATTTTGACTCAGCGGCTGGAGATTTTGATTTAGGTGGAACTGATGCTACTTCTAATCCAACTTATTATCAAGCAAATATAGAATCATCAGGATTATATATTGGTTCAACTGAAATAAGCCTTGATGCAGTTTATGATGCAACTTTTCAATCAACTATTGATATGATTGCAAATGACCTCTATGATTTGTTTGACAGTGGCAGAGGTGCTTCACTTTTTGATAATGCTCCTGGCCCTTTTGATGGAAGTTCTGGTTCTCAATGCGATGCTTATTTACAAATAGGGTCAAGTGAAAGTTCTCTTGGTGCAATTTCTAGTTATTCAAATATATCTCAACAAGCTACTATTAAGGGTAGATATTTTAAATTTAGATTAAAATTAACAAGTGGAAACAATAAAGCTAGACCAGAAGTTTCAAAAATGCAAATGAAATTAGTATTAGAGAAAAGATTAGAAAGTGAAGAAGATGTTGCTAGTGGTGCTGGTGCAAAAGCGATTACTTATACTAACGCATTTTACGCAAGCCCAGCAGTTGGGATAGCGGCACAAAATATGGCTACTGGGGATTATTATACAATCACTAGCAAAACAAAAACTGGATTTACTATAACCTTTTATAATAGTTCAGCTGCGGCACAAAATAGGACTTTTGACTATGTTGCAAAAGGGTATGGCTTGAAATCATAGAATATATGATATAAATAAATGAGAAAGGATTAAAAAAAATATATGAGTCAAGTTACAGATGTATCATTAGCGAATCAGGGATTTTCAGCATTTAGGTCTGAATTAAATAATATTCTTGGAGCGATTAACACATCACATTTGGGAACATCTGCCCCTGGCAGTATAGCTTCTGGCACAATTTGGATAGACACAAGTGGTGGTGCAACAGCATGGATTTTAAAATTATATGATGGTGCTGGACATATTACTTTAGGAACAATTAACTCAACAGCTAATACTGTGGATTGGTCTGATAGTTCAGTCACTTTTGATATTGTTAATGACACCTCTCCTCAATTAGGTGGCGATTTAGATACTAATTCACACAATATAACTATTGACGATGCACATTTTATAAAAGACGAAAATGGTAATGAACAAATTATATTTCAAACAACTTCTTCAGCAGTTAATGAATTAGAAGTTACAAATGCGTCAACAGGCAATGGTCCTATTCTTGGAGCAAGTGGAGAAACAAATGTTGACCTTAATATAAAACCAAAAGGTTCAGGAAAAACAATTATTGGTTCAGGTACTGGAAATTCAACAATAACTTCTAGTGGAGCTCACAATCTTATTTTAAATACAAACTCTGGAACAAACTCTGGAGAGATTGCAATAACTGATGGGGCAAATGGAGATATAGATATTACAACAAATGGAACAGGAGCAATTAAATTTAATGATTTAGCTTATATTCCACAACAAGCAATTACTTCAACTTCAAATGCTGTTGCGTGGGACGCACAAGCCAAGCCAAACGCATATCATATCACAACAGAAAATACGACTTTATCTGCGCCAACTAATGCAGTTGAAGGTGCTTTTATTTGTATAGAAATTAATTTTAATGGAAGTCATACTTTTTCGTGGAACGCAATATTTAATTTTGCCGCTGATACTGCTCCGACTACAACAGATACAGATGCGAAAACTGACATTTTAGTTTTCCGTTATAATGGTTCAATTTGGCAAGAAGTAGGTAGAACTTTAAACATACCAGAAAGTTAAAATATGTGGGCATTAGTAGAAGATAACGCAATTACAAAAATAATTAATAATCCAAAAGCTATGGTTATTGGCGATGTTCGTCATTCAAGAAATATATTTTCTTTTAGATGGACTAACGAAGAAAGAGAAGCCATTGGGATTTACGAAATAGTATTTGATAATTCAAATAAAAAAGATGAAGAATATTATATTAATACAAATCAATCTTTTGATTATGCAGATGGACAAGTTACAGCAAGTTTTGGAACTGCAACACCAAAAGCAGTAGCAGATTCTTTATGGACACAAGAAGATTCTGATAATGGAGATTTACCTGATGATAAAGAAGTAGGCGATGTTAAAGTTAAAGGTTTAAAATCTCAAAAAAAAGATATTATAAAAAGTCAAGCTAGTGGATTATTAGCACCGACAGATTGGTATGTTATTAAAGCAACTGATGTAGCAGAATATTCAGTACCAAGTGCAGTATCAACTTTTAGAGCAGATGTAAGAACAAAATCAAACGAAATGGAAACTGCTATTGACAATGCAAGTGATGTAGATGCTTTAGCAAGTTTATATGAATATACTGAACAAGCTGATGGTTCAAGAACAAGACCATTAGGCGAGTGGCCAATATTGGAGATTTAATGTTACCCTCAATTCCATCAGGAAATGTAGCTTCAGCAATAGGTGGTGGTTATGAAGTAGCCAACTCATGTAGGTTTGCAGAAGGAGACTCTGCACATTTAAGTAGAACATTTGGCTCTGCTGGAAATAGAAGAACATTTACTGTTTCTTTTTGGTACAAAACTACAAATAAAATTACAACTGGTCAAAGTGTTAAGTTTGGTGCAATATTTGATGCAGGAGCAGATGGAAGTAATAGTGATGATATGTATTTTCATACAGATAGATTAAATTTTTCTGGTTATTATGGAAGTACGCAATTTATATTAAGAACAACTGCAAAATATCGTGACCCAAGCGCATGGACACATTTTGTAGTTGCTTTCGATACAACACAAGGAACTGCGGCAAACAGAATAAAAATGTATGCCAATGGAACTCAAATCACAGAATTTGATGAAGAAACTTATCCAGCAGAAAATTTCCAAACTAGCTATATGAATTTAGATAGATTACATAATATAGGTACTTTAGTTGATGGGGATGGTTTTCCACTTGATGGATATTTAGCTGAATTTTGTTTTATTGATGGAAGTGCTTTAACACCAACTTCATTTGGAGAATTTGACGAAGATAGTCCGACAATTTGGAAACCAAAAGATGTATCAGGATTAACATTTGGTACGAATGGTTGTTATTTAGATTTTGAAGATAGTAGTAATTTAGGCAACGATGCCAATGGTGGAACAGATTATGCTTCAACTAATCTAGCCGCAACAGATCAAGCTACAGATACACCGACTAATAATTTTGCAACTTGGAATCCTTTACATTATACAAGTGCTACTTTATCTGAAGGAAATTTAAAAGCACAATCTACAAATGGAAATTATATTTCTGGTGTAAGTACAATTGGCGTTTCAACTTCAAAATGGTATGCAGAATTTAAATTAGAAGCTGAAAGTGCTACAGGAGAAAGCATTATTGGTGTTACTGGTTTAGTTAGACCAACTTCTGCAATAGATGGACAAACAGGAAATTTTGGAATGAGAAATTATAATGGTTTAATTATTTATACATCAAGTGGTTCTGCATATAATAATTCATCTCAACACGGTGGCTTTACAACTAATGATATTATGGGTGTAGGTTTAGATATGGATAATGGTAGAGTATATTTTTCTAAAAATGGTGGTTGGTGGAATGGAAGTTCAACTTGGGGAGGTTCAACACCATCAAGTTATATAACATTACAAACAGATATTTTTGAAGAATTTTTTTTTCTATCTGGCGATGCTGGTGCTTCTGTAAATGCAACATGGAACGCAAACTTTGGTTCTCCACAATTTACTATTTCATCAGGCAACGCAGATGCTAATGGCTATGGAAATTTTGAGTACGCAGTACCTAGTGGTTATCTTGCGTTATGCACAAAAAATTTAGGAAGTGATGGAGGTTAAATGGCAGTTTATACAACAATAGACAATCCAGAATTATATTTTCAGGTTAAACTTTGGACTGGAAATTCAACAAATGATAGAGCAATAACTTTTGATAACACAGATGCAGACCTTGATCCTGATTTAATTTGGATAAAAAAACGAACAGATGATGCGGAAGATCATGCTCTCCATGATACAGTAAGAGGAATTAGTAGTTCAGCAAAACTTCTTAATCCTAATGGTACAGGAGCAGAAGAAACACATGGTAATAATGGATTTGTTTCGGCTGTTACGGCTGATACTTTTACTTTAAAAACAAATGATGCAAGTGGAAGTGATGGTTATCAGTATAATAATCATAATACTGATACTTATGTAGCTTGGTGCTGGAAAGAATCTGCAACAGCTGGGTTTGATATAGTTGGATATGAAGGAAATGGTACGGCTGGTAAAACTACCTCACATTCACTTTCAGCAGTTCCACATTGTATAATTTTAAAAAACAGAGAAGATACGCAAAGTTGGTTGTTTGGACATCAATCGATAGGTTGGACAAAAAATTTACACCTTAATCAAAATGATGCAGTAGAAACAGTTACTGCTATTTGGAATGATACAGCACCTACTTCAAGTGTTTTTAGTGTAGGAACAAATACTAAATGCAACACAAGTGGAGAAGATTATATAACTTATTTATGGACTGAAAAACAAGGTTACAGCAAGTTTGGAAAGTATCGAGGAAATTCTTCAAGTGATGGGGTTTTCGTTTATCTCGGATTCAGGCCGTCATTTTTTATGGTTAAATCAAATGCTACAGAAGAATGGGAAATAATGGATAATAAAAGAGTAAATTCATTTAATCCTGTTGCTGGTATGATAAAGCCAAATTCAAGTAATGTAGAAGAATCTGGTAACAATATATGCGATTTTTTAAGTAATGGAGTAAAATTTAGACATAGTGACGGCAGACATAATAGTTCGTCACATGATACTTACTACATGGCTTTCGCAGAAGCACCTTTCGTAAATTCCAAAGGTGTACCTTGTAACGCTAGATAGGTTTATCTTCTTTTAAATTTTAGATATATAAAAATGATGAAAATCGTTTTAATATTATATTTATGTTCATTTACTACTGAAATTTGTTCTCCTCCATTTAAGTTTGAACAAACATTTAATAATTACTATGATTGTTTAAATACTGGCTATATAGAATCATTAAAAAAATCCGAACAAATTGGAAAAGAAAAAGTTAATCAAGATGGAATCTATATTAGGTTTGCTTGTGTTCAAGACAAAAATCTAAAAGGATTAAAAACTTGATAGACAAGTAGAAATTGTATAGAAAAAAACTATATGAAAACAACTAAAATTTTAGTTATTGGGGATGCACACGATGGACCCACTATTCCCAAAAGTAGATTTCTATGGATGGGCAAACACATTAAAAAAACTAAACCTGATTATGTAATACAGATAGGCGATTTTTTAAGTTTAGACAGTTGTTGTTGGCATATTGATAACGCAACTATGCAAGCAAGAAAAAACAAAGGAACATTTTTAGATGATGTTAATTCATTTGATAGCGCATTATATGAATTAAACAAAGGTATCGGTAGTTATAAAGTCAAAAAACATTGTACTCTTGGAAACCACGAAAACAGATTGTGGAAGTGGGAAGACAAAAATCCTGAATATTATAATATGGGAAAAGATAAGTTATTAAAAACTTTAAAGAAGTATGGCTGGACTGCAAGTGAATATGGGGAATTCTATTTTATAGATGGAGTAGGGTTCACGCATGTACCTTTCAACACTATGGGAAGGGAATTTGGTGGTGTTAGTGTTGAGCGTAATATTGGACAACATAGTATCTTTGATGTTGTGTTTGGCCATACGCATAAATTTAATGATGTAAGATGTGCCAAAATAGGCAAATCAAATTATATCAGAGTAGTCAATGTAGGATGTGCTTTACCTCAACACCATGTAGAAAACTACGCAAAACTATCAACTACTGGTTGGTTTTGGGGATTGTGCGAACTGGTTATTTTTGATAATCATATCCAAGATGTACGAACAATATCAATGACAACGCTAGAGGAGATGTATGGTTGAAGAATTAAAAGAAAGAATAAAAAAACATGAGGGTTTCCGAGATGTTATATATAAAGATTCTCTCGGATTTGCGACTATTGGATATGGACATTTAGTTCTTCCTACTGATGATTTTGTAGAGGGGCAACAATATTCAAAAGAAATTTTAGATGCAGTATTTGATAAAGACTTTCAAAACGCATTAGATAACGCAAACAAATTAATAGGAGATATTCCATTAGTATACCAAGCAAAAGAAGTTATATGTGAAATGGTTTTCCAATTAGGAATTGGAGGAGTATCTAAATTTAAAAATATGTGGAAAGCTCTAGAAGATGGAGATTATGAAACTGCTTCAGTAGAGATGTTAGATTCTAGATGGGCAAAACAAACACCATCAAGAGCAGAATCACTTTCCAATATTATGAAACAATGTAGGAGTTAATATGTGGCTATCAGCAATTAAATTAGCAATGCAGACTGGTGGTGCAATATATAAAAAGCGTCAAGAAACTAAAATCCTGATGGCAGACGCAGAACGATTACAAGCCGAGAAGATGGCAAAAGGCGAATTGGCTTACACTCAACAAATCACACAGGCACAAAAGGGGGACTGGAAAGACGAATTCTGTTTGATACTTATCTCAATCCCTTTGCTATTGTTAGCATGGTCTGTCTTTAGCGATGACCCAGATATACAGCAAAAAATAGATGTGTTCTTTCATAAGTTTGAGAACTTACCTCTATTCTACAAAGGACTCGTTGTGGGTTCTTTCAGTACGATACTTGGAGTTCGTGGTGTTTCAGCTTTTAAAAAGAAATAATATTATAGTAGTGAGAAGATTACTTCGTTGGATAGGATTTATCCTAGCGCTAATATCTGTAATAATATTAACTAGCTTTAAAGATTTACAATCTTTCGGTTGGTTTATATCAGCTTGTTCTTGTACTATATGGGCATACGATTCTTATAAGTCTAGACATACTCCTCGTTTTTTTATGGAATGTTTGTATACTGCTTGTGCTATATGGGGTGTCATTAATTGGTTGGGTTAGACTCCCCTCGTTTCCCTCTCGGTTTTGTAGAGGGGAATCTTCATGAACCATGCATGGTTTTATACCTTATCATCACATAATCTAATAATCAAATAATCTACAACTCCGAATAGTAAATATTTGAGAGTATTCTGCTGTAAAAATTGAGGGGTATCAGAGTACCAACTATGCCTCTAATCGTAGTGTGCGTTGAGATATGGGGCATCTGATGTCCAAAAAAACGACCTATATGGACAAATATGCAAAATATCAAAAAATAAGGGTTTATAAGGGTTTCTGTAAAAACACCTTAAATGACCTTTATTTGAGGGGTGTTTTTAATGATTGCAACTCCGAGTGGATATAGTACATTTATGGAATGTTTAACAATAATAATAAGGAGAATAAAATGCAAAAACTAAATAGAACATTCGGTGTTGAAATTGAATTTGGTTTAAAATCAAATTTAACTAGAGAAGATTTCAAAGCTGAATTTGAAATGAGAACTGGCGAAACTATGAAAATTATCGGTGCTTATAATACTGGTAATTCTCCAACTGATTGGATTTTGGGAGTTGACTCAACTGTTGATGTTCCAAATTATAGAGGTTATGAATTAAAATCTCCTCCAATCAAACTTTCAGAAATTGATAGACTTAAAAAAGTTTATGAATATTTGAATGAAGTAGGAAAAGTAAACAAGTCTTGCGGTCAACATGTTCACATTGATGCAAACGATTTAACATTTAAGCAACAGAAAAAAGTTTTAGTTGCTTATTTAGTTAATGAAGATGTAATTGATATGATGCATCCAATGAGTAGAAGATTTGGAATGGACCAATACAATAGAAGAATATCAAATGGTTCTGCTTATTGTGGTAGTGGTGCTGGTCGTCAAAATATAACTGCTTCTGTAATTGGTTCTCAACAAAATAATTTAATGAACAGATTGTTGAGTCATTACAAATCAGTTGTAATTAACCAATGTATCAAGATTATCAAAAAAGCTAGAAGTGTTAGAAGATTAAAAGGAAATGGATTTTCTGACAAATATTCTAATGTTAAATTTGATGAAAGATATGGAACTATCGAATTTAGACAACACGCAGGTACTCTTGAATATTCTAAAATTGCTAACTGGATTATATTCTTGAACAATTTTGTTATTGGATATGCTTATGGTCCAGCAGTTGCAATGAAAGATGAAACTAGAAGTGATGGTCGTGATAGATTATTTTTCAGAAAAGTTTCTCAACTTGAAAAATCTACTAAAGCAAGAGTTAAGAAATATGGTGGATTTGATATTCCTAATTCAGAAAGAAGTTATGAATATCTTAAAGGTAGAATATCTCACTTTGTTAGAAGCTTAAATGGAATGTCTGATTACGAAAAAGCAATGAGAATCATTCTTGAAAATAGAGGAGTTACATTTAGATTGGGAGGTACTAATGAAAACAGATAGTAAATTGATTAACTACTTGAAAAAACATCCTAAAATATATTTTGCGTATGGTTCAAATTTAAACCTTACGCAAATGAAAGTAAGGTGTCCTGATTCTAAATTAATTAAGATTTGTACTTTAGAAGATTACAAATTAGTATTTAGAGGTGTCGCTGATGTTGAATACAGTAAAGGCGATAAAGTTTGGGGTGCATTATTTCGAGTTGGTTATAAAGATATTGTGAACCTAGATGCTTATGAGGGTTATCCTACTCTTTATACCAAAGAATATATGCCAACTAAATATGGCGATGGGTTCTTTTACATTATGAATAATCAACATGATGTGAAACCACCATCGGAATATTATTACGACACTATTAAAAAAGGATACAAACAATGTAAGTTGCCATCTATCAAACCATTAACATCTTCATTGAGAGCAAGTAAAAAAGAGAGAAATACAGATGAAGTTGATTGTGGTGCGAAGTGGGGAATAAATGTTCGTAAGAAATATTTTATTGATGAATATGGACAATACATAATGGATGATACCCATGAATAAATATGGCACATTAACAAAATTCCCAATGGGAATAGTCAGAAAGGCGAGAGGGTTAAACATAAAAGACACTAGAGGTACTCGTAACTTTGGCTCCTTAAAAACACCTACCTCTAGTGTCGCTAAAAAAGGAGGAAACATGAACCAAGAAGAAAAACCTTTAATTCTTAAAAAAGAATGGGAGGTTGTAGAACCTTTGGTATTAACTAAAGAAATGGAGGTTAAGGATGAATAAGGTTTTTTTAGTTATCTTATTATTAATGACTTCTGCTTGTGGAATAACAAAAGATTGGGAACCAATAGTAGACTTAAAAGGAAGTTTAAGTGGCGAGAACTTTCAAGAAGATAAGATAATGTGTAGAGCCATAATAAAAGATGAAACGAATAAACTATATGCCGCTTGGTATGATTATGAATTAATGTCAAATTGCATTGAGGGTAGAGGTTATTCAGTATTGAACAAATGGTAAAGGAGGAAAACATGGCGTTCAAAGCAATAAAGATAAAAGTTACTGGAGAGGAAACAGAAATAAATCAAGAAAAAGATTTTGAATTTTCTGATTACGAAAGAGAGTTAGGTGCAGTTGAAACTCTTAATAATTTTCCAGCAATTTATAATGGGAAAACTGCAATGATAATGACTACTAAACTTAATGACGATAAATCGATACCCATTAACGATAAAGCAAGTAGTTACTATCAAAAGTTTTTGGATATGCCAGAAACTAAATCAACAAAGGATGCAATACCTCAATTAAAAAATATGCAAACTGCCCACTCTACAATGAGGGGATTGTATGTAAGAGGAGATTGTATCCTAGTCTTACAAAGTGGAGGTACTAATGCTTAAAGGCGATGTAAGTGGAAAACTAGAATGTATGTATGATTCTTGTAGAAAAGAATTAAACGACATTTTAGAAAATAAAAAAGAGCAGAATGTTTCATGGGTTCAAGGGGATAATGGTAAGAAGTATTTTACTGTTCCAACACTTGTGAAACAACTGCGTAAACATTTTGGTTTTGAATTAACATTGAAAGCCAAAAAAATAGATGACATGGGCGATTATGTTCATGTTCATTATGGCTTATACTATGGCGATACAGAACTGTCGTGTGGTACTAGCCAAAAACCAAGAAACCTAACTGCTGGAGATTTGGTAGGCACAAATGCAATAGAGTGTGCTGAAACTGCTGCAATAGGAAGAACTCTTAAATTCTTTTTCGGTGTGAATAGTGATGTAGCAAACGATGAAGAAATTAAGTACAGTAAGGGAATAAATAATAAACTTACTGTGATTGAAACGCTTGAGAAAAGGAGGGAAAATGTACCAAGCAAAAACTAAAGACAAAAAATCAGAAGCCATCCAATATGGACCAAAGACACCAGCGAGAATATCGTTGCGTAGGTCAAAGTTTTGGAAACCTGAAAAGAAACATGATGGTACTGATAAGAACGCAAAGTTTTATGGATATGCTACCGATAAGGATGGTACTCTATATAAACTTTCGATGTGGGATAATGAAAAGGACTCTGTATTGGACAAAGTCTTTGCTTCAAACAATAACTATCCCATAACATTGAGTGGTTCGTTAGAATGTATGTTTGTGAAGTGTGAGGGTAAAAAACCTGATCAGGTTTCTGTACCTCAACCATCACAAGACAATGACGACCCATTTACTGACGACAAATTTTAGGAAGGAGGTATCATGAACCATAAACAACTAAAATCAGTCGTTAAAACACTTGAGAAAATGGGTGTTAAACTAAAACCGACACAAGTCGTTGAATTAACTTTGAAACATATTGACAGTCCTACTGTTGATACGATTAAAGTTAAACGACCAGTCGGTAGACCGAAAGGAAGTGTTACTCCAAAAGCATCTAATACTGTATCACTTCCTGATAAGAAACCTCATGTCATAAAAAAGCATGAGGATTCTGACAATCCTACAAAGTATGTTTTAGCCAAAATGGTTAAGGAGCCAATAGATGACTATGACAAAATTGTGTTCACTTACTTGATGGATTGTAAACACAATATATCTGAAAGAGGTTTAGCAATTAAATTAAATCTGACAGGCGATGACATCAGATTAACTGCTAGTCTTTATAAAGGTATGAATAGAAAAATTGTAAATAGGGAACAACTGCAAGGAACTTACTTATACTTTACAGTTAAAGAAAACTTGCCTATATTACAAACAATTATAGGGGGCAGATAATATGGCTACTATAACAACAAGAATAAATGGCAAACTCGTTAGAGGTAAAAGTGTTGCTAGTATTTTTGGAAAACTGTTGAAACGACCATTACATAAGGAAAAAGACAAAGGTCTTTGTATGATCGATATACAGAAAATACTTTTAAAAAAAAAGTATAAAATATAAACTAAACGAGGGGGCGAGAAATCGCCCTCTCATTAATTTTAAAGAGAGGTTAAAAAATGAATGGACTAAAAAAATATAATATAGAAAGATTATCTTATTCTACTCTTTCTAATTTCAGGGAAAGACCTGATTTGTGGTTTTTGAATAAGATATGTGGATATAAATTTCCCTCAAACCCAGCAATGAAAAGAGGCAATTATGTTGAGGAGGGAATACATGCTTACTTATCTGATAAAGGTAATGTAGATGAGGTGTGTCAAGTTACTACTGAATTGTTTGCATCACATTGTAAACAACAAGAGTATGATGTTGAAAAAACTCAAAAAGAAATTCCCAATATTGCTAGAGGTATCAAAGAGGGTGTCAAAAAACTTACACCATTTGGGAAACCAATTTCTTATCAAAAACAAATAGATATAGAGTTGTTGGGTGTAACCATCAGAGGGTACACAGACTTCGAGTTTTTAAATGAAAAAACTGGAGAACTGTTTTTTATTGATTTAAAGACCAGTAGTCAGTTAAAGAAAAAAGTTTCATTTAACCATAACTGTCAAACTAGCATTTATAATAGGGCAACTAATACACCTCAAAAGGTTTTATATGTCCGAACAAGTGCTAATCCTGATAGCTTATTGTTAGATGCAGAAAATGATTCTAAATATATAGAATATCTAGAAAGGCAGATTAAAGCGATGAATCTTCTTCTAGAAAAATGCGACAAAGAGGAATTAAAACAACTCATTGTTCCTAATGTTGATGCTTTTCATTGGGATAAGGAATCAATAAAAGCAAGAAAGGAGGTATGGGGAATATGAAACAAGTACATATAATACATTGTTACGAAGCAGATGTTGGAGATAGTGGAAAAAAAGAGTTAGTTAATAAGATTGAAACTAGGAAGATTAAACAACCATTATCTTTATCAGAAATGCAAAGTATCGTAGAGGGCAGTATTGAATGTTATCCAGCAAGTTTGCCAAAAATGATAAGTAAACTTCCTGACAGTCGGAAGATTACTGAAATGTGGATTAACGAAGAAGGCAGATTTACTAAACCAATAAATCATTTAGCAACACAAATTGCTTATGAGATATTTGGTGCAGATAAGGTAACAGGCAGAATACCTGACACTAATCAAATGGTTTTAAGTGTTCATGGTACTGTATTTATTAATGATAATTGGAGGGTTAGTTAATGTTAGACGCTACTGTTAAAAAACTATGGAATGGGTGCATAAGTTTAAGAGAAAATTGGATTAAACTTGGCATTGCTAATGGAGGACTGCGTGTTGAATTAAGAATAAAAGGAAAGGTAAAAGGACAAATGCGAATACCTCCCTCAACACTAGAAAGGTCATTGCTTTCAAAACCGACTTCTGTTATTTCTAAAATTGATGGGCAACCATACAACTTATATGATGTTAGATGGACACCTATCAATGATACTAATATGGAATTATTTGGGAGGTTAAAAGGATGATAAATTGTGGTCTGAAATTAAACTTTGGAGATCTGTCATTAAAAGAGCAATCTTGGATTGTTGTGGCATTTTTGAAGATAGTAAAATCCTTAATAAACCAAAGAAGAAAAAGAAGATTATGCAAGAGGCAGATAACTGGTTTATGTCTGATGATTATATGACAGTTTGCGATTTTGCTAATATGGAAAAATCAAATGTTAAAATGATTAAAGAAAAATCTATCAAAGCATTTAAAACTAAACTAAAAAATAACTCTACAATTTTATCAACATTGTTGGATAGAATATTTAGTAGATTTAAAGGAGATAATAATGGCAACTAGAAAATATCTTACTACTTATGAAGTGAAACATAAAAAGTATATAGGAAGAAAATTAAAATCACGAAGATTACAACTTGGTTTAACACAGACTAAAGTTGGAAAACTTGTAGGAGTCACTTTTCAACAAGTACAGAAATATGAAAAGGGAGTAAATGCTCTTTCAGGTGCTTTAGTTAAAAGGATGGGATATGCACTACAAATTCCTCGTTGTAAGATTGGTTATTTAATATATAAGTATAATCATGGGTTTAAAAGCAAAACGCAAAGGAACTAGGGTAGAATACAAGATTGTAAAACTTCTTGAAAAAGAGGGTTTATATTCTCGTAGACAACCGATGTCAGGCAGTCTTATTGGTTTACCTCATGATGTAGTTGTTAAGATTCCTCATTTAGGGGAACTTAATATTGAGGTTAAGGCAAGGGCTGGTGGTACTGGTTTTAAAACTTTAGCAAGATGGATAGGTTCAGCAGATTTATTAATGTTAGTAGAAGACAGAGAGGACCCAAAAGTTGTCATGTCTTGGAGAACATTTAAAAAATTTCTTGATTTATCTAAAACTGCTGATGATTATTTTCAACATCCATAGGAGGATAAAATGATAAAAACAACTATCGTAAAATTGTCTGATATTGTAAAACATCCTACAATGAGATTAGATGCAAAATATTGGATAAAGAAACAAAATAAAAAAGGAGGAAAAAGTGATAACAGAACAAAGACTAGAAAAAGCACTAATATATAGGGCAGAAACAGACGAAGAACATGCCAAACTAAAAACAAAAGTAGAGTATTTAGATTGGAAGAAAAAAAAGCTAAAAGGCGATTTCATTACTAACAAATGTTCAGATAATTTAAGTCTAGGAGTTAGAAGTGAGAAATGGTATGCAAGTGAAGATTATGGAAAGTTTATTGAAGAACATAGTAAGGAATATGAGAAGTTTAATGTTCTAGATAATAAACGAAAAACAGAGGGTATTATAATTGACTTATTTAGAACTTTAGAAGCAAGTAGAAGAAAAAATAACATATAATACATTTAGGAGGTTAAATGTCAGGATATGTCAAAATAAGTAGGGCGATTTTTGGACATGGTATGTTCAAAGAAGAACCATATACAGAAACACAAGCATGGATTTGGTTTATATGTGGTGCAAGTTATAAAGATGACACAGTAAGGGTAGGTCATTTAATAGTTGATGTCAAAAGGGGCGAATATGTGGCAAGTATTCGTTTTTTAGCCAAAAAGTTTAAGTGGACTACCAGTAGGGTTAAGCGATTTTTAGACCGACTAACAAGAGGTAAGATGGTAACAACGAAAGCGACACAGGGCATAACATCAATTAACCTTTTAAACTATGACGAATATCAATTCTTCATTCAACCAACGACACACAAACAAGGACAGGTTCATATCAAAACCGACACTAATATAAGTAAAGAAGTAAATAAAATAAATATATATACTTCACAATTTGAATTATATTGGTCTAGCATACCGAGTAAAATGAGGAAAGGTAAGGGAAAGGCATTTAAAGCATTTAAAAAGGCAAAATACGAACTAACAATAGAAGAACTATCAGAGAGGTACAGAAAACACCATGAACTTAATAACGAGTTTACCAAACATCCAGCAACATGGTTAAATCAAGAATGCTGGTTAGATGATGAGGTTCAGGAAACCAAAGGACAACCGACCCTTATAGATAGGATGGTATCTTTAGGTTATAAACATTTAAGCAGATTTGGAGATTATGAGGAGTTTACCAAAGATGGTAAAAAGTACAAAATTCATCGTTTCAAAAAAAATGCAACAATAGAACTTGATTCTTAATATAAAAACTTATAGACATAAATTGAAGTGATTAAGAGATATTAACCTCCCTCTTTAGTCATTTTTACCTCCTTGAGGGTAAGTTTTTATTATATAGTTTACTTACCCTCATTAAAAATATGAAAAAAAAATGGTTTAAAATTAAAGTTTGGAAAAGGGGGGACTACGATTTACTTCAAGAATGTGATAGGGAATTAACAGATGTTCAAGTTAAAAATTTTAAAGTGGATAAACAACACCGAGGAACGATTGAAGAAATTAAAAAACAAGTTAAAAGAACCACATCCAAAACAACTAAAGGAACAGATAATAAATCTAGATGATATGTTGTCAGTTGGTTTGGTAGACGATGGTATATTAAAGGCAGAGATATTACATAATAAGAAAGAAGTTATTATTCGTATCAGAGGTTTCGCTAATGAATTCAGAGCATTTGATTGGGCAAAGTTACAAAGTATTATGTGGCAAACAGACCAAGATGCAAAACAACTGTTAGAAAAAAACCCAAAAAAACTATTAAACTAATGTTATCAGTTAAAGTATCATCTAATATCAAACAGTTTGAAAAGCAGATGTCTAGATTTGCTAAAAGACAATTACCCTTTGTTGCTAGTAGAACATTAAATCAATGTGCTAAACATGTCAGACAAGACGCTATTAACAAGACATTTAAGATGGGTTTTAAATCAGCTAATGCAAGTAGGTTTGCAAGAGGTGTATTAAGAATGAAGTTTAGTAATAAGAGAGATTTTGCAAGAGGTAAGTTACAATCATCTGTACTAGACACTACTGGTAAAGACTATCTATTAACACATCAACATGGAGGAACAAGGACTCCAAAATCAGGTCAGTTTATAGCAGTACCATCAAGAGATACGAAAAGAAAGTTAGGATTCAAGAGAAATGTTAAGTTCAGACCTAAACACCTATCCCAAGAAAAAGGTGTGTTTGTCATGCCAAATAAAAAGGGGGGTAGGTCTCGATTTGTAATGATGCAAAAGGTAGGAGATAAAAGGAAATTACTCTATTCATTCGTACCAAGTGTACCTAATCCAAAAAGATTAAACTTTTATGAGAGGGGTGGGGTATTAGTTAAAAGAATAATTACGAGTGTATTCACATCAGAGTTTAATAAAGCGAAAAGGAATATAAAATTCTAATTCATACTAAAAACCCTTATAATAGGGGTATATATCAAGAAAAAGACCAAAAAAGCTAGGAAAATAAGGTACTTTAGACCATTATTGCCTTGGGTTTGCCCGACCTCCAACTCTTTCTAGTCAGGCATAATATATTTGCGTTTCGTTTCGTTTTCTTATAGATACGAAATATGTCAGATAAATTAAAGATAGAATTATCAAGTCCATTTGGACCAACAATACTTAAAGCAAAATTACCTGAAGAACTTATAAAAGATTTTAATAAAGATTGTGATGACATTGTTGCCAAGAAAAAAGAACAAGTTGATTGGTCAGACCAGTTAGCTGGTAGAGTAAAAGAAGAATGGCATATTTCAAAAGACTCATCATCTAAATATTATTCTTGGGTAGGTGCAGTTACTTCTAGATATTTATTTCCTAGTGATAAAATGTATCAAGAAAATAAAGATAAGTTATCAGTTGGAATTGCAAGTGGTTGGTATGTAAGACAGTTTGCTGGAGAGTTTAACCCATACCATTTCCATACTGGGTGCCAAGTATCATGTATTGGGTATTTAAAACTTCCTGAAGATATAAATGAATATTGGAAAGAAGAAGATAAAGACCACAACCCTTTCGGAGGTTATCTAGATTTTAGATATGGAACTATTGGATTAAATTGTCCAAACAATATTAAAGTGAAACCTCAAGTTGGGGATTTTTATATGTTTCCCTCTTATTTAGATCATTGTGTTTATCCATTTAAAAGTAAATATATTAATTTTGAACCTCAAGGAGAAAGACGAAGTTTTAGTTTAAACATTATCTTTGGAAATAAAAACAATGAGAACGATAATAAATCTTAAATTAGAAGAAATAAAACCTTATAAGAAAAATCCTCGTAAGAATGATATAAGTGTTCCTAAAGTAAAAAAGTCTATTGAAACCTTTGGGTTCAATCAACCTATATTGTTAGACAAAGACAAAATAATTATAACTGGACATTCAAGATTTAAAGCTGCCAAAGAGTTAGGATTAGTAGAAGTACCATGTATTATTGTTGAGGACTTATCTGAAAATGCAATTAAAGCATATAGAATAGCAGATAACAAAGTAGGTCAAGACTCAACATGGGATGTAGCTCTTTTAAAAGAAGAATTAAAAAAATTACGAATAGAACACTTCCCTATGACAGATACTGGTTTTACAGATGTTGAATTAGAGAATTTAGAAATGGAATTAGAAAAAATAAGTGTGGCAACCAAAAGTGAAAACCTTTCTACTATTGAACCACCTAATTTTTCTGATGCAATGGTAAACATTAACTTTACTTTAAAACCTGAAGAACGATTGGTAGTTATGAACTATCTTGACTATCATAAACAAATAAACAAACTTAATACAACGGCAGAGGCATTAGTACACCTTGCTAGAGAGGATGAGAAAGACAATGGATAGTGCATTTACACAAAGAGAGGGAATAGTAATCTTATTAGGTTATGGAATATTTATGTTTATGTTAGCAACATATTATTTAAAACCCTCAAAGACAAAAGAGAATTATTTATTAGCAGATAGAAAGATAGGTTGGTTACATAGTGGTTTTAGTATTTCAGCAACTTGGATATGGGCACCAGCATTATTTGTTGCAACTTTAAAAGCATATACACAGGGCATAGCTGGATTGTTTTGGTTTACAGTACCGAACATTGCCTGTCTTTTAATTTTTACTTGGTTTGCAATTAAGATTAGAGAGTTATGTCCAAAAGGATTTACTCTTTCATCTTTTATGAAAGATAAATATAGTTCAAGAGTTCAAAATATGTATTTATTAGAATTAACTGGTTTGGCAGTTTGTCAATTTGCAGTACAACTATTAGCTGGAGGTGCAGTAATAGCATATTTAACTGGATTAGATTTTTTTGTAATTACATTAATACTTTCAGTAACAGCATTATCATATTCTTTTATTAGTGGAGTTAGGGCGAGTATTTTAACTGACTATTGGCAGATGTGGTTTATACTTGTTGTTGTTGTATTAGTAGTGCCATGGATTGTAAGTGCTGGAGGTGGATGGGCAACTGTTCTTGATGGAATAGGTGGTATATCCGGCAAGTATAGTAATCCATTTAATGCTGAAGTAGCATATTCATTTGGAATAGTAGTTACGATTGGATTGTTAGCTGGTCCATTTGGAGATCAATCATTTTGGCAAAGAACATTTGCTACAAAGAAAAAAGAAATTAAAAAAGCGTTCATTTGTTCAGCAATAGTATTTGGAGTTGTTCCAATCTTTACTGGACTAATAGGATTTGTTGCCGCTGGTTTAGGTATAGAGGGAAAACCTCAACTTATCAATATAATTACAGCACAGATGTTATTACCAACATGGGTATTACTTCCATTTGCATTTATGCTTATAAGTGGATTAGTTTCTACATTAGATAGTGCATTGTGTTCAGTATCTTCTTTAATAGGACATGATATTGCAGAAAGACAAAAAGTAAATTCAATGAAATATGCAAAAATGGGAATGGTTGTTTTGGCAATAGCTGGTTTACTTATTGCTAATATACCTGATATGAAAATTTTATATCTTTTTTTATTTTATGGAACATTACGAGCATCAACTCTTATTCCAACTGTATTAACAATTATCAAAGGAAAGTTATCTGAACAAGGTATGTTTTATGGTATCTGTCTAGCATTGTTTGTAGGAGCTCCATTAATGGCTTATGGTAATTTTGGAGGAGGATTACATTACAAAGTAGCTGGTGCAGTATTTACAGTTTTATCATCAGGAATTGTAGCTTGGTTATGGACAATATATGGGAAAGATATTAAAAAAAGAAGAAGTAGATAAATCAGTATTAGATTTAGCTTATGAAAGAATAAATAATGCTTACGACCAATTTGATACTATATCTGTTTCCTTTAGTGGAGGTAAAGACTCTACTGCATGTTTAAATTTAACATTAGAAGTAGCAAAAAAAAGAAACAAACTACCTCTTGATGTTGTTTTTGTAGATGAAGAAGCAATAAGTTATGAAACAGAACATTATTGTAGACGAGTAAGTAAAAATCCTGATATAAATTTTAGATGGTTATGTATTCCAGTTGAACATAGAAACGCTTGTAGTAGAAAACAACCATATTGGCATCCATGGGCCCCTGAAGAAAAAGATAAATGGGTTAGACCACTTCCTCCTGAAGGAATTACAAAAATAGATTATTATAATAGCGATATACCAAGTGCTAGACTTACTATTCCATTTTTATTTCCAATTTTATATCCAGTAGAAAAATATGGAAGAACTGGAGTAATAATGGGAATAAGAGCAGATGAAAGTTTAACTAGGTATCGTGCAGTATCTCAAAGAGTACATGAAAATTATATTATACAACCAAAAGAAACAATTCCGATGGAAGAAGTGATAGAAAGAAAAATAGATGTTACTAGATTTAATTTAAGGTCTAATAAACAAAAGAACTTGTCAAATAATGTTGGAAACTATTTTAAAGTCTATCCAGTTTATGATTGGACAACGCAAGATATATGGACAGCTCCAAATATGTTTGGATGGGATTATAATACTTCATACGACATTATGGAAAAGTGTGGCATAACTCATTCTGCTCAAAGATGTGCTCCTCCTTTTGGGGAAGAACCTCTAGAGGGATTATGGATGTATCATGAATGTTTTCCTGACATTTGGGATAAAATGAGTACGAGGGTTCAAGGTGCTAATACTGCTGCAAGACATAGTTTAACTGTTTTATATTCAAATAGAAAAAATCCTGAAAAACCTGATGGAATGGAATGGATAGATTATTTAAGTTATTGGATTAGAAAGTTTCCACCAAAAGAGGCAGAACATATACAACATAGAATTAATGAATTAATATCTCAACATCAGAAAAAAACTCCTGACCCTATTTTAAAAAAGACACCACATCCAACGACAGGCATAAGTTGGGAATACTTATTAAAAATAGCAGTTAGGGGAGATTTAAAAAATAGAAAACAAGCACCATATTTTTCTAGTGCTTATGTTGATGAGTTTGAATCAAGAAAACAAATGTACGCAAAGGAGTTAGCAGATGTCCAAAGAGCAAATGCCAATAAGCAAAGTTGAGTGGGTTAAGGTCGAAGAATTAAAGGCAAATGACTATAATCCAAATCATGTTGCACCAGTAGAGTTAAAATTATTAAAAGTTTCATTAATAGAAGATGGATGGACTCAACCAGTTGTTATTAGAGAAAATAATGAAATTGTAGATGGGTTTCATAGATGGACTTTATGTCGTAAAGATAAAGATGTGTTTAAAATGACTGATGGATATGTTCCAGTTGTTAGATTAAAAGAAAAAGATATTTCCAATCAAATGATGAGTACAATTAGACATAACAGGGCAAGAGGTGTTCATGGAGTTATGTTAATGGCAGATATTGTTCAAAAGTTAAAAGATGAAAACAAAGTACCTGATGACATTATCCAAGAGAAGTTAGGCATGGAAGAAGAAGAAGTGGAAAGATTACATGACCAATCAGGAATGACTAAAAGGGGTTCTAAACAGGAATTTAATACAGGATGGCGTCCAAAAAGATAAAAACAAGTCCCAATGGGGACCAAACATTTTATATATCTGCTCTTAAAAGAGATAATGCAGAGTTAACCAGAATGAACCAAGAATTAATGAAAAAATATGCAGTTAAAACATCTGATAAAGTTGTTAATGATGTTATTGACAGAATATTTGTAAGACACATGCAAGGCATGGAAAAATTTAAAGTTACTATGTCGCAAAACTCAAAAACAATTCCTCAATGGATTGAAGATGTTATTGAAGAACAAATAGACTCAATAAGTTATTTATCTACATTAAAAGATAGAGTAGTTGAAAGAGAAGAAAAGTTATTAAAAGAAATTGATATGAAAAATGATGAACTAACTATATTACAATTACAATTAGATAAAGCAGTAGAAAACAAATGTAAATGTCCTGATACAAATGGCAAAAAAGAAAAAAAGTAATTTATATGCAAAAATTGAACATATTAGTAATGCAAGATTTAAAAAAACTACTATTGGTGGCAATCCTAAACGCTATAAAAAATCTACACTTAACAAACACAAACGCAGACAGTTAGGTGTATGATATATGAAAGTATTTTTTCTGTATTTATTAATAGTAACTTCTGATAGTTATTATTGGATTAAAATTCCCTTTGGTTATACTTTAAGACCTATAACTTGCGAAGAAGCATTTTATAAAAGTGTTACTCATGAAATACCATTTACATTTTATAAAGGAAAAGTTGTTGGGATGCATTATTGTAAAGATATATTGGGAAACTATTATTGGGGATATGAAGAACAATTAGATTATGACTTACGATAGAAGATTTATTACTCCAAGAGAGCAAAATACAATAAGCTCTCTCATGTTAAAAAAGGGCGTGAACGACAAAGCCATTTCTAGACGATTTGGACAGTTTAATAAAGTATCATTATTTAGAAGTTTTATGAAAGGTCAAAAAATTATAGAAGAAAATTACATAAAGGAATTAATTACATGGCTAAAATCTCTTTAACAGCAATATCTCAATTATTAAAACTAACTGAAAGAAGAATACAGCAGTTAGCAAAAGATGGTATTATTCCAAAAGCTGATAGAGGGGAATATGATATGATACCAGTTGTTCATGCTTATATTGATTATTTAAAAGCTAAAATAGGTGGAGAATTTAATGCTGAAGATTTGGCTATTAATAGAAATAGATTATTAAAAGCACAAGCAGATTTAGCAGAAATTGAAAAGCAAAAACAAGAGGGGGAATTAATTACTAAAGAGGAGGTCAAAAAAAACTGGCTCAATTTATTAAGTGTGTTAAAAACAAAGTTATTATCTATGCCTAATAAACTTGCACCAGTTGTTATCACTTATAAAAATGTTAATGAAATTAAATTAATAATAAAGGATAAAGTACATGACGCACTCTACGAGATTGCAGGAACAGACCTTACCAAAAACGACAAAAGGAATGTCAGAAGTAATAAGGTCAAGCCTAAATCTATTAAGACCGCCTCCCAGTCTAACAATAAGTGATTGGGCAAATAAGTTTCGTATCTTATCGCCAGAAGGAAGTAGTGAAGCTGGTAGATTTGAAACTTCAAGAGCAATATTTCAAAAAGAAATAATGGATGCATGTGCAGACCCATCTGTAAATGAAGTTGTGGTTATGTCATGTTCCCAAGTAGGAAAAACAGAAACTTTATTAAATGCAATAGGTTATTATATTGCTTATGAACCAGCGCCTATCCTTATGGTACAGCCAACTTTAGAAATGGCTAGAAGTTGGAGCCAAGATAGATTGGCTACTATGGTTAGAGATACTCCAATTATAACAGGCAAAGTTGCAGATGTTAAAAGTAGAGATAGTGGTAACACAACACTTCATAAAACATTTGAGGGTGGACATATAACAGCATGTGGAGCAAACTCTCCAGCTTCTTTAGCAAGTAGACCTATTAAAATTGTATTATGTGATGAAGTAGATCGTTATCCAGCTACAGCTGGTGCAGAGGGGGACCCAGTTTTATTAGCAAAAAGAAGAAGTGCAACTTTTTGGGATAGTAAATTAATTATGACATCTACTCCAACTGTTTCAGGTGCTAGTAGAATTGAAAGTGCTTATGAAAATAGCGACCAAAGAAAATTTTATGTTCCTTGTATACATTGTAAGCATAGTCAACTTTTAGAATGGAAAAATGTTAAATGGGAAAAAGACAGACCAGATACAGCAGTTATTGAATGTCCTGAATGTCATAAAACAATGGATAACGCAGATAGAATAAGAACTATATCAAAAGGACATTGGAAAGCTAAAAATAAGTTTACTGGTATAGCTGGGTTTCATTTGAGTGGTTTATATAGCCCATGGGTTTCATTAGAGGAGGCAGTATCAGAATTTTTAATGGCAAAAAAAATGCCTGAAACATTGAGAGTATTTGTAAACACATATTTGGGCGAAAGTTGGGAAGACGCTGGAGAACGAATAGATGATATGGGATTATTTAAAAGGAGAGAAGCATATACTGTTCCTGAAGAAGTTTTAGTAATTACAGCTGGAGTTGACATCCAAGATGATAGAATTGAGATGGAAGTAGTAGGTTGGGGTATGGATGAAGAAAGTTGGAGTCTAGATTATATAAGAATATATGGAGATCCATCAGCACCTAGTATTTGGAATGAATTAGATATGCACCTATCTAAAGTTTATGATTGTATTGATAAAACTAGAATGAAAATAATTTCAGTATGTATAGATAGTGGACACCATACAAATCAAGTTTATAAATTTTGTAAACCAAGACTTGCAAGACGAATATTTGCAATTAAAGGACAAGCTGGAGAAGGTAAAACTATTATTGGTCGTGCATCTAGAAATAACATTATGAGATGTCCTTTATTTCCAGTTGGTGTAGACACAGCAAAAGAATTGATATATTCAAGACTTAATATAAAAGACGCTGGTGCTGGTTATTGTCATTTTCCCATGAAATATGATGAAGAATACTTTAGGCAATTAACAGCAGAAAAAATTGTTACGAAATATAGACGAGGATTTAAAAGACGAGAATGGGTATTAATGAGAAGCAGAAACGAAGCGTTAGATTGCAGAGTATATTCTTTAGCAGCCCTTTCAGTTCTTAATGCAGATTTAAAGATGTTATATAAAAACAAAAAAGGACAAACAGATAAACAATCAAAAGTCAACCGCTCTAGGTTGAGAAACTATCAAAAAAAGAGTAATTTCGTTTCATCATGGGAAAATTAAATTAAATGGCAAACTTATTCACAGATATACCTGAAAAAGAACCAATACAGATTTTTAAAGGCGAAACTGTTGTATGGAAAAGAACAGATATAGGTGTAGATTATGACCCATCTAGTCATTCAATGGTATGGGAGGCATCATTAGAAACAAATGGTTCAACAAGATTTAGTGCAACTGTTACAGAATCAGGAACAGAATATACATTTACTTTAGATAATTCAAATACAGCAAACTATACAGCTGGAGATTATAAATGGTTTTTAAAAGTTCTTCAAACAAGTGATAGCGAAACTTTAATTATAGACTCTGGAAAAATAACAGTTAAAGATAATTATTTTGCAACTACTGGAGATACTCGTTCTCATGCAAAAATAATGGTAGACAAGTTAGAGAGTTTAATTGAGGGAAAAGCTGATAGTGATGTTTCTAGTTATGCTATAGCTGGAAGAAGTCTTAATAAATTAACTCCTGACGAATTAATCACTTGGTTTAATTATTATAAGGCACTCTATCAACAAGAAATAAAAGAATTTAGAATAGGCAATAATGAGGGTAGTGGAGCAGTAATAAAGGTAAGATTTGATGACATTTCGTGAGAGAATAATTAATTGGTTTAGAAGAAGAAGAAAAAGATATAACTTCTATACTGGAGCAAGTACCAGTAGAATATTAAGTAATTTTGTTACTTCAGGAAAAACAGCAGATAGTGAAATTAGACAAACAATAAAAGTTTTAAGACATAGAGCAAGAGATTTAGCAAAAAATAATGCTTATGCTCGTAGATTTATTAATGCTTATGTAGATAATGTTGTAGGACCAAGAGGAATGCATCTACAAGTTAGAAGTAGGGACCCGAATGGTGCATTAGATACATTTGCTAACTCATTAATTGAAATGAGATGGAAAGATTTTACTAAAAAAGGTAATTGCACAGCAGATGGTAAATTATCGTTTCTAGAAGTACAGAGATTGTTTGCTGAAATTTATGCAAGAGATGGAGAAGTATTAGTAAGAACAATTTACAATTTTGACAATCAATCTAAATACGCATTAGAGTTTATAGAGTCTGATAGGTTAGACCATGAATTAAATGACAATTTAAGTAATGGAAATATAATTAGAATGGGTGTTGAAATAAACAAATTTGGCAGACCAATCAATTATTATATTTTAAAAGTACATCCTGATGATAATTTTCATAGTCCAGCTACATACGAAAAAGATAAATACAATATTGTTCCAGCAGAAGAAATGATACATTTCTATCATCAAGAAAGACCAAATCAAACAAGAGGTGTTCCTTTATTGTCTTCATGTTTAAAACAATTAAAGATGTTAGATGGCTATATGGAAGCTGAACTTGTTGCGGCAAGAGTGGGTGCATCTAAAATGGGTTTCTTTAAATCAGGAGATGGAACTGCTTATACTGGGGAAGATAAAACAGATACTAACAATCCTATAATGAGTGCAGAACCAGGCACATTTGAACAACTACCAACTGGAGTAGACTTTCAATCATTTGACCCTCAACATCCTACAACAGCATTTAAAGATTTTACAAAATCTGTAATCAGAGCAATAGCAAGTAGTTTAAATATTAGTTACAACACACTAGCAAACGATTTAGAAAGTGTGAACTATTCTAGTTTAAGACAAGGTGCTTTAGAAGAAAGAAGTCATTATCAATGTGAACAACATAGAATGATAGAGGGTTTTATGAATATAATTTATGCTAAATGGTTGAACATGGCATTTCTAGCTGGTAACTTGTCCAATTTGCCTGATGGTAAATATAATAAATTTAATTCTCCAATATGGCGACCTAGAGGGTGGCAATGGATTGACCCTAAAAAAGAAGTTGATGCTTTACAAATAGGTATGAGTAATGGGTTTTTATCTATGCAAGATGTTCAAGCTGGTTATGGTAGAGATGTTGAAGATGTTTTTGCTAGTATACAAACTGAAAAAGAACTTGCACAGAAATATGGAATTCAAATAGCATTTGAACCATTTGGAGATAAAGGTATTCAACAAGTTAATGAAAAGGTTGAAGATGAAGAATAAATTGGATAATAACAAAGATATGGAAACAAAAATCAAATTAGGGCAAAAAGATGACGCTGAAGAAATCAGGGACAGGGAAATTTCTGATAGCAACGCACCTTTGGTATCAGAAGTACATGCCGAAAAAAAACCAAACGAAACAGAAGAAAATACTGAAAGTAGTGAGCAAGTGGAAAAAGAAAACCAAGAAGATTTAACTTACGAAAACAAATCAATAGAAAACAAAGAGAAATTAATCAAAAAAGAGTTTAGAACTTTCTCTATAAAAAAACCATCAATAGATAAAGCTGAAAGAAAAGTATCTATGTCTATTGCAAGTGAAGAACCATATCAAAGAACATTTGGAACAGAAATTTTGTCGCATGATAAAGGCGAACAAGACTTTAAGTTTCTTAATAGTGGGAGAGCACCTTTATTGCTTAACCATGATTTTGAGAAACAAATAGGTGTTATTGAAAGTGCTAAAGTTAGCGAAGCAGACAAGACAAGTCGTGCAATCGTTAGATTTGGACAATCTCAACTAGCTGATGAGGTCTTTCAAGACATAGTAGACGGCATTCGAAGTAATGTGAGTGTTGGCTATGAGATAACGAAGATGGTTAAAGCAAAAGGTAAACAAGATGAGGACAATCCGAAGTACCGAGTAAACTGGAAACCATTGGAGGCTTCTATTGTTTCTGTACCAGCAGACACAACTGTTGGAGTTGGCAGATCAGTAGAATTTTCATCAACCGACAACAATTCTTCTAAAGAAAGAATTGAAGTCATAACTAGGGAAAACACAATGGAAAAAGCAAAAGAAACTCCAAAAGTTGAAGCTCCTCAAGTTAATGTTGAAGAACAAATCGCTAAAGCGAGAAAAGACGAAACAGCTAGAATTAAAGAAATTACTCAACTAGGTGCAAAGCATAACTGCTCTGACTTAGCAAGTAAAGCAGTTAATGATAATGTTTCTGTTGCAAACTTTAGAGGAATTGTTTTAGACAAACTTGGTAATGCAAAACCTTTGGACAAAAAAGACAACATTGGACTTTCTAATAAAGAAACACAAGACTACTCTATTGTTAAAGCTATCAAAGCAATGACAACTGGAAACTGGTCTGGTGCTGAACTTGAAAAAGAAGCGTCTGATGAAATCTCAAGAAAAACTGGCAAAGCTCCTAGAGGAATCTTTATTCCATCTGATATTAGATGGGCGCAAAGAGATTTGATTTCTGGTGCTTCTGCTGATGGTGGCGCTTTAGTCGCAACTAACCTTTTAAGTGGTTCATTTATTGAAGCATTAAGAGCAAGAATGGTTGTTAGACAAGCTGGTGCTATGGTGTTAAGTGGTCTAGTTGGCGATGTTGCTATACCAGCTCAAAATGCAGTTAATTCTGCTTCTTGGGTTGCAGAAAATGCGGCAGTAACAGAAGTTAATCCAACTTACAGACAAGTTACAATGGCTCCAAAAACTCTTGGAACATTTACTGACATATCAAGACACTTAATGCATCAATCAACTCCTGCTATTGAAACGATTGTTAGAAATGACATAATCAAAACATTAGCAAACGAAGTTGACAAGCAAGCTATTCAAGGTACTGGAACTAGCAATAAACCAACTGGAATTTTAAACACTTCAGGAATTGGTTCAGTTGCTATGGGTACGAATGGCGATCAAGCTACTTGGGCTAAAGTTGTTGAAACTTGGAAAGAAGTTGCTACTGACAATGCAGATGTAGGCGCATTGGCATTCTTAACTTCTCCACTTCAAATTTCTAGACTCATGGCTATCGCAAAAGTCGCTACTTCTGACTCTGTGATGATTATGAACGATCAAAGCAATTTGATGGGCTACAAAGTCTTTTCTACAACAAACTCTCCAGACAACCTAACTAAAGGAACAGCAAGTGGAACTTGTTCTGCTCTGACTTTTGGTAATTTCAATGATTTAATAATCGGAGAATGGGGAAGTCTAGATATATCTGTTGATCCTTATACTAATGCTGCTAAAGGTGGTACTAGAATAATCGGTCTTTATGATGTAGATGTTGCAGTTAGACACGCAGAAAGTTTTGCGGCAATACAAGACTTAATTGCTTAATAATTAAGCAGTTTACAAGATTAGGCGAGGCATTGACCTCGCCTTTTCTTTCTTATACAAAGAAATCATTATGAAAATAAAAATAGTAAAACAGACATTTGTTAAAGGACAATTAGCAGAAAAAGGCGATGTCATAGATGCAACTGAAAACGATGCAAATCTATTAATTGGTATGGGTAAAGCTATGCCAAGTGCTGAAAGTGCTAAAAAACCTGAAAACAAAGCAGTTAAAAAGAAAAGTATTTTTTCAAGAAAAAAATAACTAGGGGAGAACATAAATGATTATTTATGGAAAGACACCTAGCGAATGGTTGGCTTGTTTCTGTTGCAAAAAGCATAAGAAATATACTATTGCTGGTGTTATAATTATTGTAGCTTTAATAGTATTCTTTTAATGAGTTTGGCTTTTATCAAGTATGGAAACAGAAAGATAAAAGTTTCTTATGTGTTGCTAGACAGTTGTTATGGGGAATTTGACCCAAATACACATCATTTAAAAATAGATAAAAGAATTTCAGGAATGACTTTGTTCAATACCTTGATGCATGAGTTATTTCATATTATAATATATTACGCTGGAATAAATGTAAATGAAAGAGGCGAAGAACCTATTGCAACAGCAGTAGGTAATGGATATGAAAAAGTTTTTAAACAAAACAAAAAGTTATGGGGAACATTAACAAGGTTATTATATGGCAGTAGAATCTGATACAGAACGAGCAATATTTTTTGACACAGATGATTTTGGTTCATCAGCAACTTTAACAGATGTAAGTGCTGGAACTTCATCTACAATAAAAGGGATTTTTGATAAAGACCAACAAGAAATTATTGGAGATTCCGAAGTGGGTATTATTGAAGATGTACCAAAATTTCATTGCCTGACAAGTGATGTTTCAAGTGCAGTTTTTGATGACACTTTAAATGTTAATAGTACAACTTATAAAATTAAAAAAATAGAACCTGATGGAACTGGAATGACAGTTTTACATTTATCAACATAATGGCACATATAAGAAAAACAATCAGAGAACAAATAGTAACAACAGTAACAAGTTTATCTACAACTGGTTCTAATGTTTATGAAACAAGATATTTTCCTTTAGAAACTGGTAATCTTCCGGCATTAATAGTTTATACGAATGACGAAACAGTAGACCAATATAGTTTGGGTGCTGGAACTAGGAGCGTGATAAGAACTTTAAATGTAATAATAGAAGCTCATTGTAGAGGCACAGCTAATTTAGATGATACTTTAGATACGATTGCAGAAGAAGTTGAAGAAGCAATGTGTTCTGATGTAACTAGGGGTGGACATGCAAACGATACTAAATTAGTAAGTACAGAATATGAGTTTGATAGTGGCAGTCAAAAAACAGGATTGGCTAGGTTTACTTACGCAATCTCTTATGCTACTAAAGAGAACGCAGTACAAACTGGGATATAATTATGGCAAGTAATAGAGTTAAATTAAAAACACCAAAAGGCGATGTTGTAGAAACATCAAAAGATATGGTTGAATATTTTTTGAAAATGGGCTACACAAAAGTTGATGAGGTTGATATTAAGAAACCTATCATAAACAATATGAAAAAAAACAAGGATAATAAATAATGGCAAATCATACTGGTTCAAGTGGTATAGTCAAAGTTGGAACTAATACTGTTGCAGAAGTGAGAAGTTTTACACTTAACACTTCAGCAGAGTTATTAGAAGATACAGCTTTAACTGATACTGCTAAAACATACCAAGTAGGAAAAAAAGGTGCTACTGCTAGTATTGAATGTTTTTGGGATGAAACTGACACAAATGGTCAGATTGCGATTGCAGAGGGTCAACAAGTTACAATGACTCTTTATCCCGAAGGTGCAGACTCTAGCGATTATTACTATGGTGGAACATGGATAGTAACTGGTAATTCAGTTTCTATTCCTACTGATGGAATAATTGAAGCAACTTTTGATGCTACTTTAACTGGTGCATTAACTAGAGGAACAGTATAATTGACATTTCTACTCCTATGGGGTAGAAGTCAATTATGTCTGACGAAGTTAAAAAACCAATCTCTATTTTAGATCACGCAGAAGAACAATTCAGTTCAATTAAAAGAAAACAAATAGATGTTCCTGAATGGAATATTACTATTTATTCTAAACCTTTAACACTTTCAGAAAAAAGAAAACTTTATCGCAATCTTGGTGCAAAACATGAAGATGTTTCTACTATGATGGTAGACGCATTAATTTTAAAAGCAGAAGATAAAGATGGTAAAAAAGTTTTTACACCTGATGACAGAGATCGCTTAATGAATAAGGTTGACCCTGATGTAGTGTCAGCCATAGCCACAGAAATACTGTACTTCAAAGACGCATATAGCGTCGAAAAAAAAATTATCTAAAGACAACGAAATCCACAACGCATTCTATTTGGCAGATAGGTTGAAAATTACCATTAATGAGGTTATGAGTATGACTATGGACGAATTTCAATATTGGATGGCATATCTAAAACTGGAAGAAAAACAACAAAAATTAAGTGCAATGAAACATGGCAAGAAATAAATTACGATTTGATATAGACGCAAAGGATAGAACTAAACAAGCATTTTCTAGAATTAGAGGAAGTCTTAATAGTATTAAAAAATCTATATTTTCAGTTAAAGGTGCTTTATTAGGTCTAGGTGCTGGAATGGTTGCTAAATCATTTATCAAAACAGCAACAGATGTTGAGAACTTACAATTAAGATTTAAATTTTTATTTAAGACAACAAAAGAGGGTCAAAAAGCATTTGGAGAATTAACAAAGTTTGCGGCAAAAGTACCTTTCTCTCTAGAACAAATTGCACAAGGTTCTGGAAACCTTGCTGTTGTAACTAAAGACGCAGACGAACTTGCAAAGATGTTGGAGATTACTGGTAATGTTGCGGCAGTTACTGGTCTAGATTTTAGAACTACAGCAGAACAAATACAAAGGTCATTTGGTGCTGGTATAGGTGCGGCAGACTTATTTAGAGATAGAGGTGTTCGTGCTTTAATGGGATTTCAAGCTGGTGCTAAAGTTACCATAGAAGAAACCAAAGCAAGATTTTTTGAATTGTTTGGAGAAGGTGGAGCATTTGGGCAAGCAGCCAACGAGATGGCAAATACCTTTACTGGAACATTATCAATGTTAGGGGATAAATGGTTTAAGTTTCAGATGGAAACTGTTGAGTCAGCTTTTTTTGAAACATTAAAAAAGAAATTTGGAAACTTAAATGAATTTCTTGATAAACACCAAGAAAAAGTATCTAATTTAGCAGAAAGATTTGGTAGAGGTTTAGCTGTTGGAGTAGAAAAAACAGCTAGAGCATTTGTATTTTTAGTTGAAGAAGCAGATAAATTTTGGTTTATAATAAAAACTCTTTTAGCGGCTAAATTTCTCATATTTTTAGGAGAAGTAGCAATAGCGATTGGAGGTGTAACTAAAGCTATATGGGGAACAAGAGTGGCAATGTTAGCTCTTAATAAAACAACAAAAAAAAATATTATTTTTGGTTCAGCAACAGTTTTAGCGGCAACAATAGTTTATCTAACTGAACAAATAAGAAAATTAAGAGGAGAAGTACAAGGGTTAAAAGAAGATACAGAAGATGGTATTGAAATATTTAGTACAGAAAGATTGCTCGAGATACAAAGAGCATGGGATATAAAAGCGGCAGAAGATGCCATAAAAAGAGCAAAAGAAAGAGATGAAGAACTTATAAGATTAGAAATAGAAAAGTTTAGAAGAATACACAGACTAAAGAAAGAAGAAGCTAAAAGAGATAAAGAATTACAAGATAGTGGCAGAACATTATTAAAAAAAAATTATGAAGATACTTTGGCTATTTTAAGTACCTCATCTAAAAAGGCATTTAACGCATTCAAAGCGTGGAAAATTTCTGAAGCAATCATAGATGCGATTGGTTCATTTAACAAAGCATTAAATAGTGGTTATAAACCTCCTCTTAATTTTGCTTTAGCGGCAAGTAGCTTGGCAATGGGTTATGCAAAAGTTTCAGCTATTCGTGCAACTACTTATAGTGGTAAAGCAGAGGGTGGTCCAGTTTCAGCAGAGAAAGCATATAGAGTTGGAGAAAGAGGTCCTGAAATGTTTGTGCCTGGGCAATCAGGGTACATCTTACCTAATCAAGATGGTAGAACAGTTAATGTGAATTTTAATATAAATGCTGTTGATACTACTGGGTTCCAACAACTACTATCTAATGAAAGAGCCATGATTGTTGGAATGATTAATAGTGCAGTCAACCAACAAGGAAAGAGTAATTTAATTTAATGAGTGGACAATTACCTACATCTCCAGTTTTTAATGCTATGAATTTTAAAGATGAAAGTAATACTTTAATTTCAATATCTGATAGTGGAAGAAGATTTGCTAGAAAAATTGATAATCAAAGATGGAAATTTACTTGTAGTTATAAA